AGATTTAGAAAGACATGTAAATGATACAGACAAGCATCGTTGTGAAGCTTGTGAATGTGAGAACCGTTAAAGTTCTCCCCCTGATCCAAAAACGTCAGGCATTTTAACGACACGTATGGTTACATCCTTGGCTTTTGTTGAAGCCCAAGGGTTGCCACAGTCGTTACAATTTCCAGTAGCTTGTTCTTCAGAGTCAACCTCTGCTTTACAGTTATTACAATAAATTTTTTCCCATACCTCTGGTTTTAATATTGGCACTTTATTGCCATCTACGATTTCATGTCCTACAACCTCTGCGTCTTGTACTTTTTTACCTATTTCTGACATTATTTAATCTCCATTATACTAATTAATATTCTTACACCAGTTCCTAAAATTTTAATAGCATCGGCTTCCTCTAATATAAAAGGCACGCCTTCAGACAAAACTTCTTTTTCTGATCCATCTGCCAAACTCTCTTTAAATAAAGGTATCTCAAGGTCTGAATTACTGTTATCGAAAGCGGATACTGTAGTTGTAACAGCACCTCCTGTTTGGTTAGACAATCGTATACCTTTGATTACAGCTGTTGTTGGCTGCACGGGAGGCACTGATGCTAAATTAGCTGTGGGCACAGTATACACAGCCGCAGCACTACCTGTTCCTGTAGCAGATTTACTTATAAAATTATCAGCCAAGGAAAAAAGTCCTTCTTGTTGCTTCTTCTTTTATATCTTCTTGAAAACCAAAATTTAATTGTTGTGTGATTTGTTCAAGAATACGAATGAGTGTATCAAACTGTAAAGCTTCATACTTTTCAGTTGCTGTAGGCAATACAGTTGTATTTATTTTAGCCATTATCTACCTCCATCTGGTTTAATATCTAATCGTAACGTACCATATCGCCAATCAGATCCTAGTGTATCACTAGTTATTTTTACATTAGTTTGTCTACCTCTGCCACGTAAATCAAAAAATTTAGTTGTGGTGGTTACATCTCTGTCTATTGTTGTGCCTGTCTCAGAGGGGTATGTTTTAAAACCCATTGTCATGGTAGCTGTTCCGACTTGATTTTTAAAGTCTGGTATACCTCTGCTTACCGATAAAATTTGTTGTCCGTCTTGTATGTCGAAGTCACCTGATGTAATAAATGCTGTCATAGCTGATTGGTCATCATTGACACCTTCCTCGTGTTCAAAAAATGTTGTTGCACCAGCAGTTAAACCTTTTACTGTAGGTGTAGTTGCAGTGGCTGTTGTACTATATTGAGTTGCATATGGTCTCTGGTATACGCCATAATCAGTCCAAGTTGTTCTTGCCAATGAGGATGTGTACCAAGTTTTTTCTAAATAATTATAAGTAACAGATCTATTTATTTGATTTGATGTGTTAGAAGCATAAAACCACGTTACCTCATTAAACTCAGAATTTACACCAGCAAATGTTTCTGGCTGTTGTGTTATAGAAAAATCCTCAAATACAAAATCCTGCACACTACATGGTATTTTTTTTACTGCACCATCATAAAGATAGAAAGCGTTTTGTGACATCCAATACGCTATACCGTTTACATCGACAGCTGAATGAACACCTACTGCACCACAGTTTGCACCTATTTGTACAAGTGAAAATGTAAAAGGTGCACCTACAAATTGTAGGGCATTGAGAGACGTATCTGTCCACACAAGAACAGCATTACGTGATCTTACTGCTGACACAATCTTAGATCCATCTTGTATTCTAAATGACCCAGCAGTGTTTGTAGCTGTTGGAGCAAAATCATTTGTTGTTTCTTGTGAAGCAAATCGTAAAAATAAATCATCTTGTGATGTTGAACTTCCTATTGTTGTTTCCGTCCCAAATAAAAACACATGTCTGTCAGGCATAGAAACTAAATTAAATCTTGAGCTTGAAGGAGTGTTTGAGATAACTGTAGCTCTTGTTGCCGTGCCACTAGAAGTGTCCCAAAGAAATGTTTGTCCTTTGTGTACTGTTGCAATTAAATCTTCACCAAAATTATCAAAAGACCAGTTTCTAGCATCAAGTGTAACTGTTGATGTTGATCTTGGAGTGTTCCATGCATCTACGTTCCATGCGTCTGTGCCCCAACCATAACCATATGCTGATTGATCTGTGCCAATATTTATTTGATACTTCATATTACCAGTGCCACCACCTCCTGATGTTGATCCAGAAGCTGCACTAGTGTGTGTAACTTTGTAATTATTTGCATCTGTTATAGATGTAATCTCAAACTCTGCGTTCATATCTAATCCATCAATTGCAGAAAAAGAATCAAAGGTCACAAAATCACCTTGTATTGCATTGTGTCCTGTATCTGCTACAGAAACAACTGTTGTACCATTTGTAGTGAAAGGATTACTTACACTAGAACTTGTTTTTCTTAGAGGTGTTACATCATATGCTGTGCCCTCAGAGTATACGTAAAATTTTCTGTCTGTTCCGAGAGCCGTGTACCTTACACCGTTAAGGTCTGTCCAAGTATGTATACCTCTTACAACACCTATGAGTGTATCTGGTATAAGTTTCTGCCAACCACCTACTTTTTGTGGTAGGCCGTAGTGAAATCTTACATTGTCAGAATCAACCCAACGTCCCTCTGCACCATACTCTGTATCTTGTTTATCTATACCAGGTGCTATGTTTAATTTTGCTAGTGGCATTATATTCTCAAAAATCTATACTCTATTTCACCAGCACCGCCATTACCTGCATTAGATTGAGGCTGTGCACCTCCGCCTCCACCACCTGATCCTCTATTTCCAGCAGAACCAGTAACACCAGCAGGTCCACCTGTTCCACCAAGAAAATCAGGAGAACCTGGATTACCATAAGAAGCACCACCTGTACCACCTGCGATTCGACAGTTGTCACCACCACAGTTTCCAGGATTGACACCTGCTATGCCATTACCTGATTGATTAAATGTTCCAACAGGCCCAGTAGTAAAAGTAGTTATATTTAAACCATCAACACTGGTGCCAGATGATAAAACTGTTCCCGCAATTGTAGCAGTCCCACCAGTTGAAGCAACGTTATTACGAAGAGGTCCTTGAACACCTCCACTGTTACCATTACCACCAATACCCCCTTGCAGTGTTATATTTATACCGCTTGAAGAACTTGAAATTGTTGTATCACCACCGTTACCAGCAGTCGTGTTATAAGCACTTCCACCAGAGGCAGCGCCTCCAGCCCCCGTTGCAATAGTTAATGTTTCACCACTTGTAACTGTAAATACTTTATCAGATATAAATGCTCCAGAAGCACCTCCTGCGCCAGCAGATTCACCGCCAGCTTTATCGTATTCAGCGCCTTTAACACCACCAGATCCACCACCTACAGCAAAACGTATATGAAAAGCGTTTGCATTTGTTGGAACTGTTATTGTGCCTGTGGTAGAAGAAAAATCCGTGGTATTAAAAAGAGTAAATATTTCTCTCCAATCACCACCGTCCTTTACATAAGCATTAGTAATTGTTTTGTTAGTAAATGACGTTCCGTCATGAACATAGACTTGATCTATAGTTCTAAAAGTACCACCATCTTTAACATTTATTGGCATGATTCATTATGTAGAATATTTGTACCAAATATCACCATTTGATCCACCGCTTGGATCAGATGTGCTTACAGTTCGAGTGCCATTTGCATTTGTACCTGCAGTTGCAGATATAAAAGCTTGAACATCAGAACCAATAGCAACTCCTAGATTTGTTCTAGCTGTTGCTTTAGTGCCCACATCATTTAGGTTTTGTGATGCTTGTAAAACTCCAGAGACATTTGCTCCAGAAAATTTATATCTAATAGATGCATATGTAGCCATATTATTTCTCCAATAGTTTCCATCCAAAGCTTGATCCCGAATAGACCAAAGCAAAAGCTGCGCCTTCAGTAGCGACAGTTAAATCAGCTGTAGTGCCGTCAATTTTTTCACTATTACGACCTACAGTTAAATTATTTGTATCAAATGTGTTAGCAACATCAACAAACCTTATTTCGTCTCCTACTGTAGGAGATGCTGGTAAGGTAATTGTAAAAGCCCCACCTGTTGTATTTGCAAAAATTTTATCTCCAGCAAAAGCTGTGTAGGTTCCTGTTTTTGTTAACCAATCACTACCTTGTGTTTGTATTTCAAACCAGTTAGTTCCGTCAGTAGATAAGAATACATTTCTACTTGGATTAATAACAAAAGTATTACCTGAAGATCCAAGCCTTGCAGTAATTTTGTTAGATGCACTAGCATTTCTTAAAAAATATAATTTTTCTACAGCAGGAAACTGTATAATAAAATCAGATGAATGTCCTGTAAATATAATTGCAGCTTGTCTAGCTTCATTATTTGCTTGTGTTTGTGGTCCGTCATTCGTTGTAAGTGTTACAGGGCTAGATGACGACCCTAAATTCTTTGTGTATACACCAGCTATTGACTGTTCAATAGACTGAGAAAAGTTATTATTTGTTGTATTACCC